TCTGATACCTGATTCCAACCATTTTTAGATACAGTTGCAAAAGTATCTTTACCATCAACTTTAACTATTTCATCGTCAATAAAGGATGTTCTCTTGAATATTGGTTTGAATACTGCTAAATTATCTTTCTTTATAACTCTACCAAAATTATTATCTACCTGATATAATCCTCCAGTTGTACCAAGTCCAACTAATGAGTAAAGCACTTTTTCTTCACCGCCTCTAGTATCAATACCAACTACAGTGAAATATCTATAACCATAATCACTTGAATTATATCCATCGGCATCATCTGTTATTTTAATATTTTCAACAAATATTTCATCACCCACCTCAAAGGGAAAACTACCAGAATTATTATAAAATCCACTACCAGATCCAGAATCTGGATTTGGTGCTCTCAAACTTAATGTAACTATTTTATTACTATCAGTTGTAGCTGCAGTTACAACAATTCCATTTGAATTTGTAGTTGGTATAATTCTGAGATCTTCTGACAATCCACTTTCATTTGTTAAAATTTTAACTTCACTAACTGATGATCCCTGTATAAATGTTTGAGCAACTATAGATGTTTTACCTATCGCTAATACATTTGGTGGACTTATGTAATCAATACCTCCTGATGATATACCTATACTCTCAAGAGTTAAAGTATCCTTTAATTCTAAAATTACATTACTGTTAGCTTTTGGTTTTAAAGTTTTGTCAGGTGAAAATTCTAAACCTTGATCAAAAACGTTAGTATCATTGGCAGTTCCAATATCATCTGTTTCTACAGATAAAACCGCATTTACTCCATTAGTAGATTCTATAGAGGTTATAATTGGTAGTTTATCAACATTAATACCATCACTTAATACTTTTACAGAATGTATACCTCCAATTTCTCCTGTTGAATTTGTTGAATAAAATGCAGATGAAAATCCTGAAGATGTATATGAGTCTGTTTCCGCAATAGTGACTGGGTTAAAACTAAAAGTTGTACTACCAATTCCAGTAACTCTATGTTGAGTATTGAATAAGGAATCTTTTACTTCTATTTTAGCGTAATCGGGAACTCTTTCATCAACTGGTAAAAATGTAGTTTTGTTGTAATTTGTATTTTTACCTTGAATTTTATAGAAAAATTCAGTTGCCAAAGAACTTCCAACCGATATTAAAATATTACCACTTGTTTTAGTTATTAAATCAGTATTGTATTTTGATTTAAAGTTCTTATCATTATAAAAATCTATGTCAAAATCAGTTAAACTTGAATCAGATGTTACAAAATTAATTGTATTATTTTTATAAAAAGTTAATTTTGGATTTATTTTTGATATTTGATGATTTTGTCCTCCAGTTGATCCAATACTTATGTAATTAACTGGGAATATCGATAAATCATAATAATTTTCTGCCAATCTGATAGTGTTTATTGAATCTCTGATAACGTGATAAACTCCATCGTTAATTAGTCCAGAAGCTGGAGTTGATGAGTTATAAACTATTAAGTCACCTGTTTGGAAATCATGATTATTAATTGTTATTTTGGAATTTGTTGTACCTATTCCAATTGCTGAATCCGTAAAGGACAATGGATTTACAACTAATTTTCCAATTGTTGAATTATATCTAAAGTCAAAAGTTTGAGTTTTATCTGAAGTAATATGAAGAGTAAATTTATCATTTACTGATAATCCATGTTGTTGTCCTGTAGTTGTAGCAGTAGCAACAGTTACTGTTCCATTTACTTTTCTTGCAAAACCAGAAATATCCTCACTAATTTTTTCAATTTTATTATCATCACCAACACTAGAATTAATTGATGTAAAAAATATTTGATTAGTTTTAAATGAAACTTTTTCAGTTGATAAACCAATAAAATCATCACTTATTTTAGAACAATAAAATTTATCAATTTCAGATAAATCGAATGCGTTTGATAAATTAAGATTCTTTGTCCCTGTAATTGTTGATCCAATAGAAGTTAACCTTACTTCGTCACCACTCTTAAAATTATGATTTGGTAAATATATTGCCTTTGCTGGAATTGATTTATTAATTGGAAGACTACCAGCAAATCCAACAACTACTTTTGTGGTTGTAGTTCCAATACCAACTGATTTAGTTGCTTCAAAATAACTTACTGTTGCTGACTCTATATTTTTATTTTTAATTTTTTTAGGTATTGAATATGAAAATTCTGTTTGTATTTTTGTTACTATCGATCCTGTGCTGTGAGTTGATGATGATGATGAGTTGTATCCTCTTCTAACTCGATATCTGTTATTAACATCATCATGTCCAAGTATAAGAAATTGCTCTGCTCCTATTTGGACAATATCATCTACTTTAAATTTTCTAGAAATAGTAGAATCTGTAAAGGTCAAAAATGTTGTGATTCCAGTTGTTGAATTGTTTGCAATATCAGTAGATAATCCAGAACTTACTGTTGTGACTCCAATGGTTTTTATACCCTCAATATTTTTATAACTTGTTGAAGTTATTCCTGATATTTCAATTACATCTCCATCAACAAAACCATGTGGAACAGTTGATATTCCTGTGATTTTTCTGTCAATTACAGTAAATTTAAGATCATTTACTACTGTATTTGTAGTTTCAACTGAAACAACTGATTTTCCTGTAACTTGATCTACCTTAGCTAAAATAGTTGGATCGTTGAAATTTAATTTATCATTTACCTTATAATTTAATCCAGATTGATCTACTTTTATGCCTGTTATTGTAGATGATTTAATTGAACTAACTTCTAGTTCGGCATTTGAATTTAAAGAATCCTGTAGTAGAGGATATCTTCTAAAATCATCGTTTAATCCTAAATGAGTAACGTTTCGTTTATAATCCCCACTGTTTATAACTTCATCTATTTGTTTACTATTCGCTAAGTAATTAAACTCATCCGTAGCATCACGATGTGAAAATGTAATGTACGGGAATGATGGATTTTTAGTAATATTATCTATTGTTGAAAAATAAGCATAAGTTCCTTTAGGAAAATCAGAATTAATTACAAATTTTCCATTATTTTCATCTAAATCTCCACTTTCGTCGTAATTATAATCTTCGATAAAGAATCCACTTTGATAGTTAGATGGTCTTAACTGAGTATCTGCTACTGGATTAAGAACATAACTTGATTTCATAAAAGTAAATCCAATTCCCACTCTTTCTCCAACTGGGCCATATATTGGATTACCGTCATAAGACCAACCAACAATCTTTGAATGATTATCTGTTAATTCTGTTAAAGATTCATCAATATTATCCCTAAGTAAACGACGATATTTTTTAACTGGATAAAATGAACAAATTTTGTTATTTTTTGATAAATCTCCATTTACTTGTAAAAATTGGGAGTTATTTTCAGTTAAACTAAAATTAAATCTTTCTACTGCATTTATCTGCCACTCATGCAATTTAGTGTTTATAATCGCACCAGATCCAGTAGGTATAACATCTATTAAGGTATTATTTAAACTATAACCAGATCCACTTTCAACCACAATAACGTCGGTAATTTTTCCATCTGCAATTACAGATTTTAATTCAGCAAATTGTCCACTTGTTCCAGAAGTACCACCAACTCCAACAACTTTAAGATTTGGTGGTGTTGTGTAGTTAGTACCACCATTTACAATATCAACATCTGTTATCTTTCCATCAAGAATAATTGGACGTAAAACTGCATCTCCATCTCCAGTTAACAATTTTATTTCTGGTTGACGTATATAATTAATAATATCTGTTACACCATATCCAACTCCACCATCTTCAACATAAATGTTTTTTAACCCACCTTTAACCACAGGTGTAGCAGTTGCTTTGAAATAATCAGGAATTATAGTTGTTTGTCCAACAGATACCGTTCCGTTAATATTAACTTCAATATCTGGATATTTAAATATATGCGTACCAACACCGACACTATTTAAATTTACATATATTTTTCGATTATAATTTGTATTTGATATTGTAGTTGCTGTGCCAGCATCACTCAACTTAAATTTATCATCATCAATAATTGTTACTTTATATGATTTAGTTGTTGATAATCCAGAAATGAC